CCACCACCTGATGCTGCGTTTAGTTTAATCTTTGCTGTCATTTATCCAGCCTCCAATGCAGTTACCCTTGCTGTAAGTGCTGTTAAATCTGTTTTCATCTGTGTATTTTCTGTTTCCAATACTTCAATTTTAGCAACAGCTTCCTGTAATGCAGCAGTAAGTAAAGGTACAAGTTTACTTTGATCTATTCCTTGATAAACAGGGTTGTTATCAGAATCAACTTCATCTTTTGCTCCTGTTATGGCTTCTGGTACTGCTGTCACCTCATGTGCAATAAATCCATCAACTGTTGTTTCTGCATCAGCAATAAAATTAAACCTTTTTGGTTTTAGTGTTTTTAATCTTGTTATTCCATCAGATATAGAAACCACATTTTCTTTTAGACGATAATCTGAACCTGTATTATAGCTAGTTGCACTAGAGGTTACTGAAATATTCCCAACATCTGTACCTGACCTAGTAAAAACAAGAACTGCACCATCAGCATTTCTACCAAAAGATGAAAATGAACTATTGCTATTATAATAGACTCTACCTTCTGGTCTTAAAGTAACACCAATAGTTGTATTACCCCTTCCAACTTCTACCGTAGTTGATCCACACATAATATCGCCAGCACTATTAATACGCATACGTTCTGTATCATTTGTCATAAACACAGTATCGTGATTACTTGAAGTTCCAACTGTTGCAGTAGTTGAACCCATAAAAATATCGTAATTAACTGTATTTCCTGTACTTGTAAATCTTGCTCTAGGGTTTGCTGCTGAAACGTGTAAATCGCAAGCTGGTGATGTAGTACCTATTCCTAAACGACCATTACTTTCAATCGTTGCTCTTGTCGATCCACCTGTATTTATATTTACAGTATCAGATGCAAAGTTTATTCCTGTATTGCTATCTGTTCCCTGTAATGCTGGTGCGGAAGCTGATCCGTCAACTCCAGAAATACCAGTAGTGCCGTTAATGTTTAATGCCATAATTTAAACCACTGTATAGACGCTGCCAGAACTGACAGTTAAAGTAATTCCGCTTGCTACTGCAATAGGACCAGCACTCATACCATTCGACCCTGATGGGATTGTTCTTGATGCACTAATAGTAGCACTATTCTCGTAGATAGCACCACCACCTGTAGTTGACGCAACACCTGTTAATGCTGATCCATCAATAGCTGGTAATGCACCAGTAAGTTTAGATGCTGTAAGTGTAGAAATCCTTGCATCTGCTACTGTTCCTGTTAAATTACCTGCTGGTATAGACGTAAGGTTAGCTGCTGACGCTGCTGGTAAAGTTGCAGGGAACCTAGCATCAGGTACAGTTCCAGAAGTTAAATTAGATGCACTTAAAGCAGTTAAATCAACAGCAGCCCAACTTAAAACTCCATTTGTATCTGTTTTTAAAAACTGACCATTAACAACATTGACAGGCAAAGTTAATGTATAGCTTGCACCTGCACTATGGGCTGGTGATTTTATTTTTACACCATGACTATTTTGTGAACAGTTGAGTTGTAATGTTCCATCAGCACTACTACCATCACCTTTAATTTCTACAAAACCAGTACCGTTTGGATTTAGTTTTATATTGCCATTAGTTGTGCTTGTATTAATCTCATTTGCTTGAACATCTAAGTTACCACCTAATTGTGGAGTAGTATCTTCTACTACGTTACCGATAGCACCACCGCCGCCACCACCTGCATTAGCAGCCCATTTAACACCTGTAGCTTCTGAACTGTCAGCAGTTAAAATATATCCATTCTGGCCAACAGAAAGGGCTGTAGGGTCACCAGAACCATCACCTACAAGTATTTCACCTTTAGTATCAAGATCGCTGTTCATAACAGCACCAGCAGCATCTACATTAGTGGCATCTGTTACATCAGCATTTGCTTCTATTGCATTTAATTTACTATGATCCGCATCTGTAAATACGTTACTGTCAGAAGCCGATTCGACTAATGCCCTTATCTCACTAGCAGTCTGATCTGTTGTAGCACCTGCTTCAATAGCGTTTAGTTTGCTATGGTCTGCGTCTGTAAAAACATTAGAGTCTGTTGCTGACTCTACAAGTGTTCTTATCTCAGCAGCAGTTTGGTCTGCTGTTGCACTTGCTTCAATACCATTTAATTTAGTATGGTCAGCATCAGTAAACACGTTGCTATCACTGGCACTTTCAACAAGAGTTCTTATTTCACTAGCGGTCTGGTCTGCTGTAGCAGCAGTTTCTATACCATTTAGTTTTGTATGATCTGCGTCAGTAAAGACATTACTATCTGTTGCACTCTCTACTAATGTTCTAATCTCTGCTGCGGTTTGATCTCCTGTTGCATTTTCTTCAATAGTTCCTAACTTATCAATAATCTCCTGTTGAGCAAATAATACCTGATCGCTATTTGTATCTAAATCAAACTCTGTTAAAACACTACCATCTTCAAAATCTACTTTCTTTGCACTAATATCTGTATCTCTTTGAAACTTAATAGCAGCACCATTAGCAGGGATATTGCCACTTGTAAAAGTAAGTGTTGCTCCGCTAATTGTGTAGTGAGTGCCAAGTGTTTTTAAAGTGCCATCTACAGTAACATCTATCTCAGCAGTTGATATGTAACTAAAGGATATTGAAAATGCTGCGGTGCTTCCATTACCTGTATGGGTAGTTGACGAAGCTGCTGTATTAGTAGCCATGATTTAAAAGGGTACTTGTGGAACAGAGTCTAATGTAATTCCTCTCTTTAGTTTATCAGCTTCAGATTCAACTGTCTTTATCCTTAGTTGTTTTTGTGCATCAAGGTATTCTGTTTCAAGAATCGTTGTTGCTTTTTCTTTATATATAGACATAAATTTATTTAATTCTTGCACTACTTCATTTCTAGCATCTGTCTGTGCTTTTATAGTAACTTCTTCATTTACTGCTGTTACAAAATCACCTCTCATAATTTTTATATTTTTTTTCATATTTGGTTTATTTATAACTTCTAATAGTTTGTCGTACAATCTTTTACCACCTATTTCTGTTGATGCTGTTAAATATACAAGTTGAGCATATTCATCTGTATTTAACTTATATGCACCTCCTAATAAGCTTTTCTTTGGTGCTTTAAATTCTCTATTAGTATCTGCAATAACACTTAAAACAGGATCGTTTATTGTTTGTGTATCTGTTGACCAGCCATCAAGTAATACGTTCCAGTTATGTTTTCCAAAACCTACAGGGTATGTTCTATATTGACCTGTAATCCAGTTTTGCTCTGGTCTAAGTTCAGCATTGTAGAAAGGAGTTGTTGCAGCTAATTCATTTAAATATCTTCTAGTTGAAAATAAAGGTGACTCATCTCCATACGCTGTTTTATCCATAAGTATATTGCCATCTGAAAAACTTGAATATGTGTTCATAGCTTTTTTTACATCTCTACCAAGAGCAGAATATGGATTTGTAACGGCAGCTAATCTTCTTGCTAAGTATCTTTGTAAACCATCAGGTCTATCAAACATCTGCACTATTTCAGTAATACCTTGCAAATAAGATTTTTCTACTAAATTTCTTGCTAAAGCTACTTTTGCTACATCTACAAGCTGCTGTCCTCTGTCATCTTCTGGATCTAGATAACCTCTTACTTGTGCCATATCAGCAGATAAAGATAAGAAGTTAGCCCAAGGATCAAGTCTTTTATAACTTACATATTTATATTTAAGTTTGCCATCTGCACCTCTTACATATTTTGTATCTTGGTCTATATTTATTACTTCATAAGCTTTACCTGTTTTAGAATATTTTTCACTTTCTTTTTCACTTATTAAAAATCTAAAACTATAAGGCTGCCAACCTGTGTCCATCAACTGTTTGTTAATCTTAAAGTTAGGAGAACCACCACCAGTTATAGATAGTTGTGCATTAGGGTTATTATTGTTTACAGCTAACATACCAGCAGAAGCCCATAAAGCACCACCAAGTTTTGCTTTACCTCTAGCTCTGGCTGCTACTGCTAAATTATCACTTGTCATTTCTGCAATATGTTCTTGATACCACTTCATATTTTTTAAAGCATTACCAGCTATAGGTATCTCACCCATTTCTTTTAGAAAAGGTGTCATTTGTGCAGTTTGTTTTAGTATGTTTGCTGGTGTTCTTATAAAAGGTAAAATCTGTCTTAAATATGGGTGTTGATTAATAATGGTTTGCATACCTTTAGTAAGACTTCCTTCTGCTAGTTGTTCTGTAAATGTTGATTGTGCTGAAAATTCTCTAGCTCGTCTATATAAATCTAAAGTTTTTTTGCTATATTTACCTGTTTTACTTTCATTCATCAAAACATCTGTTATCTGCTTAAATCTTCTATCCATAAACTTTTCTAGTTGCACACCTGTTTTCCCTGCTCTTGTGCCTTCTTCCCATATCTCTGCTTTAGCAAAAGCTCTAAAGTTTAGTTGCTTAAAAAATTCATCTTCTGCCATAAGAAATCTACTTGGCAATCTATACATTGTTGATAAACCTCTTATTAATCTATTTGATCCTTCAAGACTCATTCTTTCAAAATCAACTACTTGTGATCCTCTATCTAATATGTTTGTGTCATACTGAAAAGATTTTTTTGCTAGAGCTAAAGAATCTTTTATAGCCTGTATAGCATAGATAGTTTCTTTAACAGCCCTACCTCTTGTTATTTCATCTTTTGCTCCAAGAGCTAAAGTTAAAGGTCTTGATAAAGAGTTAAGACCAGTAGCAAGCATATTGACTTGGTGTGTTACTGGACTAGATAAGATTGAATTGATAAATATTTCATTTGTGATTTGCCAAAATCCTTGACTAAAACCATTCTTTACTAACTTTTGATAAGCTTCTGGATTTGCAGCAGCTATATTAATTTTTCTAACTATTGGTCTAAGAGTTTTAAAATCTCCATCTTCTGCCATCTTTATAAGGTCATCTACTTTATATTTAGTAATAGGTGATATAAATTCATCTACTTCTTTTACTACATCTTTACCTTCTATACTTACCTGTTTAACTTTATCTCCATACTTTAGATAAGCGTCTATACCTTTTCCTCTATCACCTTTTGGTACTAAAGGCTTTTCTTGCAACATTCTCATACTTGTACCCAAGATACTATCGACAGGTCTTTTTAAATTAATTAATGAGTCATTGATTAGTTGTTCTTGCTTGTATTCTGTTAAAAGTTTTTTTACTAAATCTTTATTACCTGTTGCAGCAGCTACATCTATAGCGTCTGTATATCTCATTATAGATTGAGTGCTTTCAAACAATATTTGTTTTGCTGCAATTAAAGTAGCTGGTAGATTTTTTTCATATAAAATTTCTGTAATGTCTGATAGAGCATTTACTGTATCAAAAGGAAGTTGTGCTTCTGCAATGGCTGAAAGGCCAGCTATTGTATTTTTTCTTGGTGGTTGTTTACCAGTTCCCCTTGTTTTGTTGACACCACCAGCTTTTGCTTCATCTATTATTTGCTTTGTTCTTGCATTAAGAAAGTCAATAACATCTCCATGTGTTTTAAATTGACCAGCAAAGAATGTTCTTTTATATCCAAATGGATCAATAATATCTCCATCAGAATCTAGAGGAGTGATTGATTTTTGTTTTTTACTACCTACAATTTTTTCTAATTTTTTTTGTTTAGTTTTCTGTTTCTTTCTTAGTAATTCAGTTTTCTTAAACTTCTTAAGAATGTTTATAAACTCCATTTCATTCATAGCTTTTTCATCAGCTATGACATCAGAGTTTGTAGCTTTCTGATAGTTCAACAGTCTTTTCAAAAGTATTGCTTTTCTTTTTGGATCATTTTTTATATCTTTAAAAGAGTTAACCATAAAAGCAGTTACATCATCTAACTTTCTTCCAAACAAACCAGTTAAATCTTTAGCTGTAGTAGATAGTTTTTCTCCTATACCTGTATTCTTGGCTATTTTTTTTGCAGCATCTACACCTTCTCCCCCTGCTCTTAAAGTTGTAGTTGCAAATCTGTCAAACAAAAAAGCGTGTAGGCCATTTTTTATTCTTAGTAAATATTTATCTTCGGCTGAAACTATATTATCCTCTGGCCTATCTGGTGTTGCCATAAAATCAGAAACAGTTTTAGTTGCATCTACAAATTTTTCTACACCTACACCTGTCTTTAATTTGAAAGCTGTATCTACTGGTGTAGATTTTAAATACTCCACCATATTGTTGACCATATCACTACTTAAACCTTCTGAAAACAAATTAAAAGCATTATCTTCGTATGGATCTGTTAAAGCAAAATCAACAATACCAGCAGCAGCTATACCTTGAAATCTTTTAAGACCTAAAACTTTTAGTCTGTTACGCAACATAGCTGTTGGTACGACATATTGTGTTATAGCTTTAGGAATAAAGTAAAATGGATTTTCTTGATCTCCTTCAATCTCAGTACCTAGTTCCTTGAGATCAATTAAATCAAAGTTACCTTTTAAATCTTTACCTAAAATTGTTCTTAATGTATCATCTCCAAGTTCAAACAGTTCATTAAAAGATTGCAGCCTACCATTAATTAGACCTCTTAATATAAGAGAAGCAGGGTTCTCTGACATTGTTTTTTCTTGTTCTATCCTTAATGCCTTTTGATTTACTTTTGCTTTTTCTAATCGTTGTAAATAAGCATCTCTTTGCTCTATAAGAAAATTATTTAATCCTGATCCATCAGTTGTTTTATCAATAAGGTTATTAAATAATTGTTCATTATTAATAAGAGGTTTTTTTAGTTCTTTTACTAAATTAAATTCTTCTTTTTCTGGTGCTTTTGTATTTACTTCTTTTACTATTGTTGGTTCTGGTTCGACTACATTTATCTCAGGTTTTACTTCTTCTGGAATTATTTGATTGTTTTGTAGATTTGAGTCCATTATTTAAAATAACTTAGGTTCTCTTCTTGCGTCATTAAGAACATCTGTCACTAGCTTAACGTAGTCTGAGTCTGTTGCATAACCATTTTCTTTTAATCTTATTATTGCTTCTTCAGCAGTATCCACATTTACAGTACCTTTTCTATCTTGGAAGTCATCATTCCAGAATTTTTTATAATGTTCTATTGATTGCTTGACAGTATCAAAGTTTTTAAAGTGTGCCATCACTCGTACTTTCTTACCATCAACTTCTTCAAATGTAGGTGCTAGTGTTGATTGACCAGCATCTATTTCTGCTTGTGTTGCTTTTATACCAAAGTAGTTATTCTTACCAGTAACTTGTAATCCATGATCTGATTCAACACCAAACTGTGCTGCAACTACTTCTGGAAACTTAATACCAACTTCTTTAGCTAGTTTATAAATTGTCTTGAAATTAGTTTCCATACGTTGTACTGCGTTATTCTCTTTGCTAATCGTTACTTTGGTATCTTCCTGTTTTTTATTTTCTTTTCCTTTAAATGGTAAAGCCATAGCTATAAGACTGCCATCTCGCAAACCTAAGTTTGGAGTCATGTCAGACTGTACTTCAGATAGGTCTTGACTTGGTAAAAATTCTCCTGTTGTAGTTGTTGGTTGGTCTAACTCTTTTTCTGCTATCTCTGCTGCATCTTCATCTTGGAATGAACCCATTAAGTTTGTTTTCATATAGTTAGGCATATTTTTGTATATAGAACTGCTAGTATCAAATCCATAAGTAGTTTGTAAATACATATTAAATCGGTTCATAAAGTTTTCCCCTGCCCCGATAGGTGGTGGTACATCTCCTGTAGCAAGCAATGTTCCATCTTCTGTTGCATTTGCTGGTGGTACAACTATGTCTGAAAAGATTTTACTTAGCTTTAAATCATTAGGGTTAGTTATAGTATCAGGTCTGGCTGGTGTATCTTCATTGGTTGATTTGTTTAATTGGTCGTTAGGTTTTGACTTATTGATACCTTCAAAAATACCTGATGGTTCAAAGTTACTTATATTTGTATTTGTATTTAATGGTATAGCTGGTACGTTAAATTTTTCTCTAGCTTGATCTAAAGAAGCTTGCTGATCTTCATTTAATGTAAAATGTTTTGGTGTCATTCCAAGTTTTGCATAGGTATCTAATACATCTCCAACAGTTATATTTCCATATTCTTGATATTGTTCTACAAGTTCATCAACAGTTGGTTTTTGTCCATCACTACCCATCTCCATTCTGTCTGCAATTCTCTCAAATAAAAATATTTGTCCTTTAATTTTCTTTTGGTTGTATTGTTCTATATCTATACCTTCAACACTAAGAATATAAGTTCTTGCTTTCTCTCTTGATTTCTCTGCAATATCTTCAGCCTTATTAATTAGTTCGTCTTTTGAAGCGTCTGGATTTTGTTTGTACCATTCTTTTAATTGTTTTTTACCATCTATACGAAAATCATCTCTTGCCCTACCATCTGCTGCGTCTTTAAATTCTTTACCATCAAACTGTACAAATTGATCGTTAATAGCATCTTCAATAATTGTGACACCTTGACCAAGAGTTGTTAGTTCTCCATCAAAATTTTCATCTATAAATTTAATTAAATCTTTAAACTGTTGACGTTGTTTTGGTAGTTGCAATGAACTGTTATACCAGCTTCTAGCTGCACGTGTAGCTTCTTTTTTTGTATTAAATTCATTAAATAAAACCTTATCTTCTATATCGTCATATTCATCATATTTTTCTGGCCTTATAACAGTAACTTGATTATTCAAAAACTCTTTTGCTTTTTCTGTTGGATAACGCTTATAGTATTCAACAACATCTTCATCTGTTGAGTCAGGGTTACGAAGAATAGCAAGGCCGTCATCTTCCATTTGTCTTTCTTCTAGCTTTTCGTTTTTTTCTTCTATCTCTTCTTGTAATGTCAGCAGCATCTTTTCAAACTTATTAGCTTTCTTTGTAAATGCAGGGTGGCTTGTAAGTGTAGATGTACCTTTATCATTTGTTGGAAAATAATCAGCCATATTATTCAACAAAGCTCTAGCCCCATCTACATCTCCGCTTAGTGCTATAGAGGTGGCAGCATCTATAAGAGTATCTACTTGTTGTTCTAATATTTTGTTATAGTTTTCTCCTTTAAATAATCTTCTTATCTCTGTATTCTGCTTTAATATTTTAGCTCTAAGGTTAGCTTCGTTTTGCTGTACTACTTCTTCTGTTGCTCCTTGTGGTCTAAGTAAATAGTAGTCAGCTATATTACTTTTCATATTCTCACTATTTATAACCTTATAGTTTTCAAATAGCTGCTTAGGATATTCTGTATTAGATAAGTTATGAATAGCATCATGTCCTTTATCTAGCTCTGGTACAAAATATTTATTGAAATAGTATGGTTTAACATCTAGCTTTTCTATATAGGTGCTTCTCTTACCAGCAAGCCAATTTTGAAAAGTAGAGTTAGTAAATGGAAATGATGAAATTGGTCTTGTTTCACCTGATACTTCATCTACACCAGTATCAGTAAGAAAACTTGTTTGTAATTGTTGTGCATAAGACTGTCCTAATAACGTAGCTTTTGTTTTAGAAAAGTTATGTTTAAACCAAGGAGTTCTGCCAGCTAATATCTGTGCTTCTGTTGGGTTAACTGTTTTACTAACATTATCTAGTCTCTTACCCCATTCTTCTTCTGTATTATCAAGCTCTGCTTCTTCTGGAAACTGCTGATCTACTGCTTGATTGTATAGATTTACATAGTTTGGACTTGTTGGATCGTATATTTCTTTAGCTGCCTGTTCTGCTTCAGCACCTATAATACCTCTTTGTTTATCAATCTCACTCTCCATTAGTTTTCTAAGACTAGGATTAATGATAGATAAAGCACTAGCAAGCTGACCAAAACCATCTTGTGTATTGACAGCAGCAATCCTACTTTGTCGTACAAAGGTATCTACTGGTCTTGCCTGTGGCTGAAAGCTTGAAGTCATTTAACCTCTTCTATTGAAAGCTATGTAGCTGTTTAGTCCTAATGTAGCAGCTTCGGCTACAGTATCTAGCAGCGTTGGTGCTTTCTGTGCTTGCATATATGCTTGGTTTTGATAGTCAATAGCTTCATTTCTTCTGCTTTCTCTTTGTGCTATAAGACCTTCTACATCTCTTTCATATTGTCTATCTGCTGATTCCATTGTTTGATTTATTGTCTCTCTTAAAGTAGCTGCTTGTCTCTGTGCATCTCTATCTAACAAGGCAGCTAAGTTACCTGATATACCTTCTGTTGCTGCAATAGCTCCCTGTGCTTCTATTTGTTTGATTGAAGCTGCAAGTCTTTTCTGTGATTGTGCTGCCCTTTCTTCCTCTAATCTTGAACTGATAGCTTCCTGTTGTGCTGCAAATGCAGCGTCAGCAGATAACGCACTACGTCTTGCAGATTCGTAAGCATAACTAGCCTGTTGATTTGCTACTCTTTGTGCTTGTACTGTACTTGCTACACCTATAGCAAGACTACCAAGGAACAAACCACCAGCTAATTTACTTGTAAGTCCAAGGGCAGGGATAGCAGCACACATTACTTGATCCTCATAAATTCAAAGAATGGTTTTTTGTACTCTCCATATTCCTTATGGTATGTAGTAAATTGAAACCCTAAAGATTTTAACCACTTAATAGCAGACTCATTCTCTGCATATACTACATTGTATAGGATTTTGTAAGATTTCAACAGGTTGTCAACCCATTTTCTACCTTCTCTTATTAATTGTATTTTATATTTTTTATTACTGAACAATTCATCTGTAGATATTAACCATATACAACCATTAGAAACAACACCACATATACCCATAGGTTGATCTTCGTCACCAGCTACAGTCATCACTGTTTTACTATGTAGAAAAGATAAACGCAAAGCTTCTTCTGGATCTTCATTTGTTTGATATTTAATTTCTATTCTGTCTATATTTCTAATGTGAGAGCAAACGTAATTTAAGTCTGAGAGTTTTGATTTTCTTAAATACCCCATACTTACATACGTCTACTTCTGATATGGAATACAGCTTCATACTCTGCACTTGATAGTTGTGTTGGTAGGTATGAATTGTTTTTTATATCTATATCTACTCTGTCTGCCCTACTAAATATTGGTACTCTAAATGTACCTGTCTCTAAATTAATCTGACCTATAGAACTAGAAGCTGCACCAAGCAGACGACCAGTAAATTTATGTGTACTTGTATCTCTATTCTCAGGTGTTACTTCTACTTGAAAGAATCCTGTATCTTCAAACTTGATATAGAAGTAGTGCATCTGTAATCTACCGCTTAGTATCTCTGCACTATTCTGCCCTGCTGCTTCTGTTATACGTTGTTTACTAAACCTGTAATGAAACTCAAATGGTTCTCCAATAATAAACTTTGCATTTCTGTAGTCTCCATCAGCTTCTATTGTTGTTGTTGAACCATTAGTAAGGTTGGTTGTTTTTATTACAGCACCAGACTTAAGAGTTCTTGTATTACCAAACAAATCAACAAATGTGCTGGTTTCTCCTGACCCTAAATATCTACCTACAACACTCATAGCTCCTCTAAGTCTATATGGAACTGTAAAAGTAGATTTCTTAGTTGTTGAGTTAAATGCTACTGATACACCTGTAGTTGCTTCTGTTACCTTATGGTCTAGGTAAAACTCAAAGTCTGCATTGGTTTCTGTAAAATCATTCTCGAAAGGTATTTTTTCTAATGATGTGCCATTAGCTTCTTCTATTACACAGAACAAATCAGTACCAACAAAATCAATATTTCTTATAGTGCGATTAGAGTTGATAGTAAAAGTAAACCAAGAGTTTAATACCTTCTGACCTTGACTGCCATATAACCAGCGATTTACATACAACTTGTTTGGATTATCAGTACCAAGCAAAACCAAAACATCTTGGTTGTTTGATACAGCAAGTTTAAATATCCCACTTGGTATTAGTTTTGGTACATGAATTGTAGTGTTGGTCGCATCTTTTACTGTGACATCTGACTGTGTTATATATTCTCTGATACCAGCAAACGTACCTTTCTTTGTTAAGAAGTAGATACTAGAACCAGAACCTACAGGACTAGCAGCATCACTACTTTCAAACTCTGTTGCCACCAGCACGTTAGCTGTTTTTGGTGTCAGGTTATCTGCTGAACTGCTAAGTACAAACTGTGTTTGATCTGAGAACAAGATCAACTGTTCTCCCATAGTTACTGCATTTTTAAGAATCGCAACTTTAGTATGTGATGCAGCTACGTCTATTGGATCTGAGTCAATAACAGATAAGACTGTCTCTGGAAAGAAGTTAAAAAACTCACTAACTCTTGATAGTACTACGTTGTCATCAGCCAGAAAGCCTAGTCTGTTTCTAAAAAAGAATACGTTATTTATCTTGGCATTTATAAAAGATGGATCAGGTGCAGATACCAGATCACCAACAGTACGTTCTCCCCATTTTGGCAATGTATAGGTTTGTCCTGATAATGTATAACTATCCCCATCAACCCTTGCAAATCTAAAGTTACCATCAGCCTGTCTTATCAAGACATGGGGCATAGTGTCATAGTTAAATTTAAACTTGATACCAGCTTCTACAGTCTCTTCCCATTGTCCTTCTTCTAAAGCATTACCATTATTAGTAACAAACTTAACGTAGTAGTTATCAAAGTTTGTTTGTTCATCTCCTTTTACTTCAACAACATATCCATTAGGAGAAACAGTAGGTAAGTCTGTAAATCTCTGTACTGAATCTTTTACTACTGTAATCTGTGTATTACCTTGTGTATCTGATCCATCAATAGAAAAGTTACTGCCATCATTTTTCTTTATATGTATGACACTACCACTTCTAGCAATAGTAAATCCTGTCAATCCAGAGTTAAGACCAGACTGCAAATCACTAGCTACTTGTTCAGTACTGAGAGTAGAATCGTTGTGAGTATCATCTGTAACTGTCACACCATCTACAGTGACTGAGTATGTTGTGTTATCTGAAACTTGATTTATAAAAACTATAGCTTGAGTAATGTTGCCAGCACTCAATGAAGAATCCATAGTTGCTGTAATGCTTGTATTTACAACAAAGGTAAAGTCAGCAATAGTAACAGTTTTAATAACGCTTCTTGGATTGGTAGTGTTTAGATAGTTTGTACCATCAGGTTTGTTTACAGTCTTTTCTGTACCATCTAACTCATAGACTTTGACATTACCATTACTAAATACTGCAATGTATCTTTCATTTGCATCTCTATTAATAGTTTGAATATGAACATTACCAAGTGCAGAGTTGCTTATATTAGTTACATACTGCAAGCCTGACCTTTTTATAAGACCAATGACAGGGTTGCTATCAGCATTATCTTGTATGTCTGCGTGGTCTGCTTGTTTAGAAGAGTCTGATGACTGAGATATACCTCTTAGTAAAGTAGGTATGGATCTAGAAATGACAGGCATAACTATCTGTTAAGAACGTCAATAGGACTGAATGTATTTATTGCATCACTTATAGCTGGATCTCCTATAAGCATATTATGATCTGCATTACTTAAGTCTGTTTCCATAAGTATAGCTCTTGCTCTTATTTCATCTTGTTCTGTATAAGTTCTTAAGCTTTGATCTCCAACTAATCTATCAACAAATATTCTTGCAGCTTTTACGTTGATATATCTTCTAGCTTGTTCTGGTATCTCATCAAAGTTTCTAAAATAAATAACAGTACATTTTAAATCTTCATCAAAAATAAATGTCTGCTTTTTTCTATCGTAAAGTTTTAGTCCTCTTTGAATAGGATCTATTGATGGGTGGTCAAAAGTATTGGCATCAACTCTTAATATATCAGTACCTAAAACAATATTATTAGACGCATCTCTTGTAAGAGTTACGTTGATTTCTGTATTAAAACTCCACCCTTCTGACTGTACTTCCTTGTTTACTTCGATTAATGTATTCTGTGCTTTTCTAACGTCAACAGGTAGCGTACCAGTTAATGAGTTTACTGGTGCTTCTCCTATTGCATCAAGCATTATATTGATACATTCAAGTTCGGTGGTTGCAGCTACAGCCATGATCTAGTACTTTTTTGTGGGTATCTTCAATTTAGATTTATTAGATTTCATTTTACCAGACTTCTTTTTCTTGTCTGTTTTCTTTTTACTACCAGAATGATACATAAAAAAAAAAGGGTATCTAATAATAAGATACCCTATAAATTGAAATTAAGAAGCAGCAAGTTTAATTGTTGCAGCACATTCTGGTCTTAGGATTCCATGACCGAGCAAGTACTTCGCAACCATTAATGTACCTTGATACATCAAATTGTAGTCTGAGCCTGAGATCTCAGTTGTCATATCCATTAGCTTAACTGTACCAACAGCAGACTTATGGAATACAAGTCCGATAGTTTTACTATCGTCACCTGAGTAGGTGTTGTTCGCACCACTTGGGTTACTGCTGACGTTTGTCTGTGGAACGCTGTTAGACATCATGATTGGTATGCCAGCAATTTGCTGTACTTTACCTGATGCAAACGAACCATTACCTTGTGGGTTGAAGTCAACATCTACAGTTCTTGTAGCAGATTCAGCAAGCTTGTAATATTCAGCAGGGGGAAGAACACAGAAACGATCTGTCTGTGGTATGTCTCTCTCATCCATTGTCTGTGCAATGTCGTAGATAGCACCAGCTAGTTCATCACCTGATACAGCAGCAGAAGTTGTGTTACCAGAAGCAAGAGTAGATACGATACCACCATTACCACCACTAAGAGTAGTAGATGCTCTGGAAGCATTAGCTATTTGCTTGGCTACGTTTAAATCGTATTGCTTTGCGAGAGCCTTACCAAGTTCATCAGCATAAGTTGATCTCACATCATAGTGATTCTTAAGCTCATCAATTTGAGCCACAAATGCTTGTGCTACTAAAAGATCATCTATAAGAATAATCTTCTCGTTAGCTTTGATCTGGTTTGCTCCAACTAAGGGAGTACCTACGCTGTGATAAGCTGCGGTAGCTGCACCTAAAACTGGGAAGCTTGCACTCTTGCCTGATGTAATAGTACGAACTGAATGAAGTTGCTCGTTAAAGATATTGTTTCTCGAGAACGCAGTTAGCACCTCGCCACTGAATACCTTTAAAAATAATTCATCAAAGTTAGTACCACTATTATTGACAAGACCAAGCCTAGAAACTGTGGCGTTAGCCATTCTAAACTCCTTGAATAAAGATTAATAATAGGGTTACTTCTTTTCGTAATCGTTTTCCAAAGCGTTATCTGACGTATCAGGCACTAAGTTTTTTTGATTTGTTGTTAGAAGTATCAGCAATTCCACTTGCGTAATGCAAGAGCCTTGCGTGTTGGTCTGCCCTTATCGTCTTTCATAGCCCCCTTCACTCCTTTCATTCTTGCACAAAAAGATTTCTTACGAGCCTTTTGTCTAGGTGAAAGTCCACTCTTTTGAGTGACAGGTCGTTGCAACTTTGAACCTGTAGCTGCATTAATTCTTCTTCTCCCACTTTCAGACAATCCTCCTGTAGGATTCTTGTCAGACTTTCTAAGAGATAAAGATTTTCTGCGTGGAGACATGAACTACGAGTAAGAGTAGTTAAATAAAATATAACACTTATGCAGTTGCTTGTCGTCTTTTGTGATTGTAGTTTATTCTTTTCTTGCTTACCTTTGTTCTCTTAAACTTAAGAGTTTCTCTGTTAGACATTTCTGTTGTAGTCTTGGGAGTCTTACTACTAACTCTTTTAGATGGTCTGCAAGCAGGGTAGCCAGCACGTTTCTCTCCTTTTTGACGACCACAAGGTTTGCCAGTTTTTACGTCTACCCACTTCTCTTTGAACCATCTAGTAAGACTCATTTGCCTACATCTTTTTGTGCTTTAGTATGTGCAGCTTTGAATGAAGAACCTTCACGCATTAGCTTTTTCATTAGATCCATGTGCTTTTTAGAATGATGCTCTGAATGTTTCTTCAGAGTTCTCATCTGACTAAGTGTAAGCTTCTTCATGCTTTAGTGTAACCTCCACCAGCAGCTTTATATTCTCTTACAAGCTGTCCACTTGCATAAGCACTAGGCCACTTCTTTACTCTAGCTTTTACCTTTGCTTTTATCCTTGCATAAAGAGAAGGGTTGGTTGGTTTGTTAGCCATTAGACAACATCTGAACTACCAATTCTTGCATATACGCTTTGGGTGTATGCTGCATCTTTACCATAGCGAGGATCACTCATTGCAGCAGTAATCTCTGCTGCTGTTTGGAATGGATTGTTGTCGTTACGAGGTGTACGACCACCAATCAAGTCTGGCTCATAGCCTTGTGATTCATTCATTTGTGCTTTAAGTCCTTGAACTGCGATTTTAATTACAGGTACATTAGCTGTTTCAAGTAATTGATTGAAAGAATCTAATGTCTCCTGTGGAAGATTGTTTGTACTCCATTCTACTAGCTGCTTATAAGCTTCTTCTCCACCTACAGATTGTTTGATTTCATTTGATTGTGCTATGGTCACATCTTCTGGTGATCCACCTGTACCTCTCAGACCATCAAGGTATGTATCTATAACCTGTTTAGAAAAGCCAGCTTCACCTAGCTTGCTGTAATCATCTTCATTGATCTCACCTGTATCTGAGAATCGTTGAGTAATATCTTCTACATTAATACCAACTTCCTCTAGTACAGAAGCAAGACCTTCGCCATAAAATTCTTCAGCATCAAATGATGGCTGTTCTTCTTGGTTTTGTTCTGTCTCTTCTGTACCTTCTGATTGTTCTTCTGTCTGTTCTATAGCTCCAAGCTTACCTTCTAATTCTTTGTAGCTTTTCACCATATCTTCAGCAGTTTTAAACTTCCCTGCAATCAGTCCATTGTCATCTCTCAAACTTTCAATATCTTCAGCAGACATTGGTGGAGTTTCATTAGCCTGTACTTGTGATGATGTCATAGTAAGTAATCAGTTTAATGTTATTGTACGACCATTTTTTGTTTTGACTACTTTTGGTTCAGTAGGTTCTGGTGTGTCGTTAACACCTAGTTCGCTAACGATAGCTTTATCAGAGACAAACTTTCCGTTTTCATCTCTGGGTTTACTCTTGGATTGGGGCTTCTTGGTTGGCATTGATTTGCTCCTGTATTTGATCGGCCTTCGCATTGTTTTGTGGGTCAAGCAAAGGTGAAGTTAAAGCAGCACTACCGAGTGATCGAACAAGCTCTTGCTGCTGTAGCTGCTGCTGTTCTTCGGCAATCTGTTGTGGTGATTTTATCAGATTCGTACTGTCAATGCCAATCGAGGTAGCAAGCATCTTGACTGCTTCATCTAGATTCACAAACTGTCTCATAATATCTCCACCCAAAGCTTGAGATACAGTTGTAATAAATTCAATAAGCTTATCTCTATCATGTCCTCTACCAAGTCCTTGAAGTCCAGTAATGATATGGAGTTTCACTATATTGTCTGGTAGTTTAGGTGCTTTACCTGACTTGACCAGTAAGTGCATACGTCTTTTGAGATATACAAGTTGAAACTCTTGAGTCAGGATAGAGTAGATTCCTCCAAGACTATTCTCTAATTCATTTGTCAGTATCTTTAGCTCTGTACTTGTAACTCTTTCAGCGTCACGTTGAACTGCCTTTGCCATAAGAAAAGCATACTCAAGTCTTGATTCTATTCTTTGTACTGCTGTGAAAGATGTCTGTAGGTCTGCACCTTTATTGACTTGCATAACAGATATGTCTGTAGCCAAGCCTTCTCTTATAGCTCCGTTAGGTGCTTTGCTTAGAGTCGAAGCTCTTGTTACACCATTGGGATTTACTAGAAACAAAGTACGTGCTGACGCTGCTGCTGCTTCAATTATTGCTTTCATTAAAGCTTCAAGAGAAATCAGATCTCCCCTGTATTCTTCAACATATCCCCTTCCATAACTTTCTCCTGATTGTCGGATAAACCTGAGAGGAATAAAAGGAGTGACATCTACCTTAGACATACCATCTGTGCTTGGTATCTTTTCGTTCTTACATTCCTGATGCCACATAAAAGAATCATTGACTCTTTTAACGTGTGTATATATATCCAACTCTTCTTCCATCTCTTCGCTGTATTGTTCTTTCTGCTTTATAAGTTCTAAAAAATCTGCTGGTAATGCTTGAGCATTTATAGTTTCTTTAATAATAATTTCTAAAGTATTACCATTAGGATCTCTTCGTATCACATACTTTTCTAGTGGATATACTTGTAGTCCTTTGTCTGTTAGATATAGCAGAACATTACCACCTACGATTAGATGCTTGAGTGCTTCAAACATTCCTACTCTATCGTTTGATACTTCTATCTCAGACATCAAAGCATTTTCTATTACCCTCAAAGCTTTGTCCATCTCAGACATTTGTTCACTAGCTCCCTGCTGCATCAAGGCAAGACTATCAATAGTCAGCTTGAAGAAAGGAGTAGATGGTGGCAACAAAGCAAGCAGCAACTTAGCTGCTAACGAGTTGACACCTCTAGCACCTACACCTTGGAATGGTGTTTTAGTTTTACTTCTTGTACCTCTTGCATTTTCTGGTATCAGATTAGGCAAGGTAAGCTTTGAAGAATCTCTAGCTTCTCTCAAAAAGATAGATCTCTCTTGCTCGTAAAGAGCATACAAAGATGCTGCTGTCTTTTGTGATGAAGTGTAAGCCATGTTATACAGGGTAGTTTAGATCGCCAGAACTTAACAAAGGAATCCGCAAAGAGCTAGTGCCTAGTCTTCTAGCTGTTGTACCTCTAGTAGATCTTCTAGAACCAGCAGTCATACCTTGAGTACGTTGCTGTCCTGTGACAGTAGCACCACTTGGCCTTGGTCGAGTAGAAGTTCTGTCTGCACCTGTAACTACTCTCCCTGCTGTTGGTTCTGGTGGTGGGGGAATAGGTCTTGGTGGTGGTGGCGGCGGTGGGGCTGGTGGTCTACCTCTGCACATAGTTACCTCGTTTTGCTGGATCTACTTCCAGACATTCGTGACTTTCTACTTATTCTAGCCTTTGCTAGATTTTTTGCCTTCTGTTTATTTCTAGCTAGGTTAGCTTTTTGTTGTGCAGTTTTGTTACCTCCACCTCTTCTTGTTAACAATTTTGTTAACAATTCTTCTGTTCTCTGTAGGTTTGGATCTACATAAGTTCCTTCTTTCTTCTGTCTCTTTATCTTTAGTTCTTCTGTAACTTTCTTTGTATCTTTAGGATTTTCTACACCTGTCTGCTTTCCTGTTACTACAGGTGGTGCATCTTGAAACGCAGCAGTCTCACGTTGCGGTGTTGCATAAGCTGGGCTACCTCCTATACACATATCAATCTAAAACTCTCTGATTAATCATGGCTTCTTGTTGTCTCTTTTGTTGTTCAATAAGATAGTCAACTACAAATCGTTGCCCTGCTTTATACCATATCTCTCTATCAGATAATGACAAGTCTGGGTGACGTTGTGGAAATGCAACATCAAGACCTTGTATCAAATCATCTGTGATTGGTGGTAATAATGGATTCGCCATGATTCTATGCTATCATCAAATCAATGGGAGTGGTTACCCATTGGTAAAGCGTTGAAACCCCTGAGACAAGTGACTCGTCTTGGGGGTTTCTTCATGGGTTCCAAAGTTTTACTTCTCCTGTATTGTAATCGTAATCTCCTTCTCGTAATATTCTTGTCAGTCTTGCATTGAGAATAGCATCACCAAGACTGTAACCTTTCTTAGTATAAGTATCTAATACCTTAGTCCATAGTGCATCAAGAGTATCAGGTGTATTGGTTAGAGTCTTGCTGGCTGTAACCATACCCATACCTTTGATACCTATGATGCCATCACCAGCATCACCAGCTAGTGACATCTCTAACCAATGTCTGTTTGCTTTCTTCTCTGTGATATGTTCGATTGTATCTTCAGCAATCAGCTTGCAAGGTACAGTCCTCATATCTTTATCGACTGATACTATGATTGGATTCTTGTACTTACCATTGGTTGCAAGCAAAGCCATCACATCATCTCCTTCTAGGTTCTGATAAGAAGCTGACTCATAGTTTTGTTTTACCTGATTGATTACAGTCTTAAGTGCTAGTGGTTTTCTTTTACCTATCCTGTTGATCTTGTACTCAGGAAATATCTCATGTCGAAATGTAGGGTAAGAAGTAAAGCACATCACTATATCGTGATCTCCTTCAGCAATACCTTTATATACATCTAGTCTACTATCAATAAGATTTAATATATCTCTTTCATCAGAGTGAAGTGTATGCTCCCACTCTGTCCACCTGATGTCTTGTTCACAAGCACAGCAAGAAGAATAGATAAGCCAATCAGCATCAACAAGTAAAGTCATAATTAAATAAAGTCCTCATAGACAACAAGCCGACCTGTCTTTTGGTCGTACAATAACTTATCTACTTCTCCTGTCATACCAGTATGTCTCGACTTCAATACCTTTAGCTGTAGTCTCTGCCTTTCACTAGCATCTCCTACTTGGTTTCTTGATGCACCAAGTACTACATCTGATAGCTGTACAAGAGAGTGAGATCCTCTAAGATCAGATACAGATATGTCTCTACCTTCTTCATGCCCTTGCCCTTGTGGTCTGCGTAGATGACTGACTACTATCAAAGCTATGTTGGTTGCTTCACATAAACTTCTAAGTTTAGTCATTGTTACATCTATAGCTCTGCGTTCATTGTCTAGTTCAAGACCAGACATGACTATTGATATGTGATCTAAGATAACTACTTGTACTTTATCTACAGTTGCCAGATACCTTATCTGTTCTAGCAATACATCAGGGTCAAGACTGCCAAAGTGATTATAAAGAAAGAGGTTGCGAGTTGAAGTCAACCTATCAAATGCAACCTTCAGTTCTTCTTTTTTTATGACATCTTCATTTAAGTGCAAAGGTACATTCAAGTCAATACCCACCAGACCTTGAAGAGTTCTTTGTACTGTTTCTTCCAAACCTATATAACCTACCTTGAGATTCTTTGTTAAGAAGTGATGGCAGAACTCTCTGCATATTGTGGACTTACCAGCACCACTACCACTAGCTACTGTGAATAGCTGGCTAGGAAACAGACCTCTTGTATATTCATTCAGCTTTGGATATGGAAAGTCACATACAGCTTTACTTGTTTCTTTGGTAAACAAATCCCAAGCGTCTGCTGCGTTTATAAGAGAGTCAGGTCTTACTGGTCTAGCTTTCCATAACCTATCTTTAACAAGCTCTCCTTCACCTAATACAAGATGATCGTTTACATCATTACGATCTAGTCTTGCTATTGCTGCCTTACCTCTTGGTAAGACTTCCATACATTTCTCTGCTGCTTTGTTACCAGCTTCATCATTGTCAAAGCAGATAACGATACGACAAAAACTATCAAGCCATTTGTAGTTAGCTGCTAGGTACTTGGCTGCTGACTGTACTCCTGATGGTATAGATACACAGGGAAACTTATTACCTTGTATCTGACTAGCACTCATGCAATCTATCTCTCCTTCACAGACAGTTATAAATACAGAACCATTACCTCCATGCTGTCTCCATAGATGCTGACCCCATAGCTGTACCTTTGACATATCTCCTATCCATATAAACTTCTTATCTTGAAAGCGTATGTGCTGTGCAACATCATTACCTTTCTGATCTTTGTATGTAGCTACCTGTACTGGTTGCCCTCTGTATTCAGACATACCATAACCAAATAGTTCTGAAGTCTCTTTAGTGATTCCACGTTTAGCTAAAGGTATAGGTGTTACCTTCAATAGCTTTGGGTTTGGTTTGTATATAGGAATGATCTTAGTGGTCACTTGCTTTTCTTTTTTGTTTGGGTAGTAGGTATAGCTACAGTCCATAGTGAAACAATGATGGTGTCCATCATCAAACACTGCACAGTTTTTCTTTCCGCACTCAGGGCAAACTATTTTGTTTTTGTATTGGCTCTTCATACCAATCATCAGGAATAAATTTGTCGCAGTATTGAAACCCATGTCTCGTACACCAAGCAGCATACGAGATAGAGTTCTTAGCTTTAGATAGTTTGGTTCTACTATTTTGAAAGCAGAATCTAATATCTAAGTCGGGTCGTTTCTTCTTAATTGCAAGATGTTTTCGTCTATCTTCTTTTGAGAAGTAACCTTTTGTTTCAACAATAAAATTGTCGAGGATAAAGTCAGGCCGATAGGTACAAGTAATTTCATAGTCAATGCTGATGGTTTCATAAGTAAATTTAATTTTCTTTTTGTGTAAACCTTCAGCAAATCCAGCTTCAAATTTACTCTTGTACTTAGAAGTCGGCTGCGGTTGCAGTCGTTTGTTCTTCGTAGCTCGCTGGTTCTGCTGTTTCAAAATCGCTTGCTCCTCCTCCTTGCCAAGGTACTATGTCACGAAAACAAATACTAAGTGGTAGACATCTGATGCCTACACCATTACCACCAGCGTCATAGCCTGACGCTAAGAAAGCAATCTGTCCTGTAGTCTCTGGACTTATCTTATCCATTGTCTGTCTTTCATCTTCGTTCATCAAAACATTTTGCCCTGACTTAGCATCATGCTTATAGAAAGTTACAGGTGTATTGATACCCTTCATGCCTTTGTAATTTTTCTTCAGTCTTATTACAAGATTGTCCTCTTCGAAAGACCAAGGAAATGAAGGCTGTCCTGTCTTTGAACTCTTTGTAAGAGTAAAGTTTTTGTTTGGAAAAGCTGCTTTGAGTTGTGACTTCCAACTCTCAAGCAAAGCTTCAAGCTTATCTATTATAAAGACTGTAGCTTCAACAAGTTCTCCCTGTTCGTTCTTGATCTTCGTACCTACAGGAATGAGTGCTTCTGTTTTCCATTTCTCTACACCTAAGTATTCATCAGGTGTTACAAGGTAGGAGTAACGAAAGCGAGTTCCTACGGGAGTAACTATTTTGATAGTCTCCGATTTTAAGTTTTCCATTTTTAAACCTGTTTGTTATTCTGGTTAGTCGTCTATAAAAGACGTTCCTTTATAATACCTTGATCTCTTGTCATGTAAATATATATGGTGCAGTCAACACATCTGTTATGTCATAGTCTCCCATATCTAGTGCTGGTGGTAACTTGCTAGTATCACTTAGTTGTTGTGTTGTTTGATGGTATAGATTATCTAGATTGTTGTCGCTATAAATGTTAAAGAAACTTTGCTTTACACATTCAATAAATCTTTGAAGATCACTAGCTGGACTTCCATAGCAGTCATGGATAACACAAAAGTTTTTTAGTTCATGCTTGCTTGCTTCAACCAAACTCATCTGGCAATGTGCAGCATCAAGACTGTGTATATAATTACTTGGAAATCCCTGTAGTTGTTTGCGTTTATCCAGCTTATCTATTTCATCAGTTGCTACGGATAATTTAATACTTGAGTTACCTATCTTTGTAGTAATTCTTTTGACCTGATTCTGAAAATAATTTTGCTCAATCAGAAAACCTGATGGACTATGCCAAGCTATAGGTTTATCTTCTCTGTTAAAACACATGGCAGTAGCAGCTAAATATTTTAAAACCTTATAACTTTCTGGTGTTACATACTTGACTGCTTGTTCAATCATGGTTGCCAGATAAAAATTATTCTTAAAATTTTTTGCCACAAAAACATTTTCATTTACAAAATATTTTTCTATGTAGTTTGCTATGCCAAATGTTGTTGAGTTGTATGGAATCATAAGCACAGGTTTCTTTATAAACTTTCTTGTAAACTTTTCTTTATGTGCATACCAGATTGCAGCTTGCTCAGACTTGTCATACTTCAATAACATCAAGAGAACATCAAGGATTTGTTTATATAAATCTTGTGGTTCTTTTACATTTTGTAGATTAACTTTGTTAGCTAAACTTTCATGGCTTATTAGTCCAGCTATATGTTGGTAGCCATTGTTTGTACCATCAAGACAGCAAACATGATGAGATATAAAACCATTGTTTAATCCAACGTCTTGAAACATAGCCCACTCTCTACACCAAGCAAGAAACTGGAATGGTTCTTTGGCCTTGCCCCATATATCAACATTACCTATTGGATCTTTATAAACTTCAAGAGCTAGATCAGTTCCTTCTATGAAAGCCCACTCAAGTCTTTGCTCATAGGTATGTTTGTTCATGCCCCAATGATTAGCACCAGCTATAGCCAGCCAGTTTAAGTCTTGTTTAGTCTTGATCTCTGCACCTTCATAGAATCTATGCAGCCCTCTAGCTATGTCACTTCCCTGTGGGTGGAAGTGTGCAGTCATGCAATACATTCTTCCTGTAAAGTCATACTGGTAGAGGTGGTAAAACTTCTCGCCAGCATATCGTTTAGCTGTATCAATCATGGATAATATCTGATACCTCTTGACCATATTCTGTGCGTTCATATCATGAATTAAAGAAGCGTGGTATCTCCATTCCTTCATAGCTTCTTTATCACTTACATCTATTGGCTTTGTTGGTACTTCTGCAAGCTCCCTGTCAATCAATGAACCTACCTCTATTCGTTCCTCCCAACAGTACTCAAGAGTTTCTAACACAAATTGATTCACTCCCCACTCAGTATGACTCGCTAGAGTTAACGCTTTCAGACTTGTTGTTAAGTCTGTTTCTCGTAATCTTTTTAGGTAGTCTGGATTAGATGTCTTGATAGCTCTAGTCTTTAATCTCTCGGTGTAATATCCACCATCATTTATAGATGTCCACTCCCTAGGTTTATCGAGCAACGGAAGATAGATAGGAAAAGCAGCAATACGATTAGACCTACCCTGATTTATATACTTCATATACACCTCAGTAAATACAACAAAGCTAGTCATAGTCTTGCCTTGCCTTCTGTTTACTATCTTGACCATGCCTAATTGAATACTAATTATTTCTATCAGCTTCAGCCCTACCCTTAACTTGTTTCCTCTAGTCCAAGGTTTAAACTTGTGACCCTTTTTATTCATGTGATATACCATCAATCTTTTTTTATAACCTTCATGGTTTGTATCTTTGGTATGCCTAATAATATTTTTAAAATGTTTTGGGTCTTGTTCTTCAAAGGCTGTAAACCTAAGTTCATCTTCCAGCATTTGACCTATCTTCAGGGCTGTTGCTGTGGTTGTTTTGGTTTGTGATACGTTATCAATCAAGACTTTAAAAGCTATAAAAGAAACTACATCTAAGTCTGGGAACTGAGATAGATAGATAGCTGATACAGCTTTGACTCCGACCTTACCAGCAAGTGAGTTAAACACATGGCTTTCTATAGCCTTGGTTAGTTCTTCAAGCTTGGCTTCCATTATGTTTCTTGCGTAGTAATTAGAACTCTCATTACCACGTTCAATGTTTTTGTTCTGCTTGCTGATCTTGTTATAGGCTGAGATGTTAGAGATACTTTGCTCTAGCTCTAGTTGTTTCTTGCTAGGCTCAGTCATTCAAGACTCCGACAATACTGTGTAAAGCTTTGGGTGCTAGGTGAGCATAGATCATGGTGGTCTTTATGTCCTCATGACCTAACCAATCTTTGACCAAGAGTAATTGACAGCCACGCTGCACCAATCTGCTGGCACAGGTATGTCTACATAGGTGCAAGGTATAAAACTTTTTATCGGCATAACCTAAGTCAGTCCTTGCCTTCTGCCATATAGCATTTAGTTCAGAGTAGTTAAGACTGAACAGCTTATCAAAGTCTTTTACTTCTCTGTAGTATCTCCTGAGTATCGACTTGACTCTGTTGGTCATGGGTACAGCTACAGCATTATCATTTTTTCTATCGTTGAAATTGATTTGGTTGTTATCAAAGTCAACAAATCTTTTTTCTAAATTGAGTAGCTCGTTGACCCTACAACCAAGGTCAATGAGACACTCGATAATATCTTTAGCTTCTCTGTTTCTTTGCATACAGTTAAGCCAGCTAAGAAGCTCTCTTTCCATATCAGCAGTAAGATAATGTACCTTCTGTTTCTTCTCCTTCAATCTCCTTGGGAAAGAAACATCTTTAATAAAACCATCTTCAACCATCTCATCTAAGACAGTCTTGAGATAGCCTACCTTTGTGTTAGTTACTTGCTTACTATTTTTTCTTGTGAACCTATGATAATCCATCAGCTTTTTTATATGCTGTTTAGTAATTTTATTTACTTGTAAATTACCTATGGCCTTGATGTTATACTTCATAGCTATCAAGAAATTTGTAGCTGAATCTTCTCCGTTGTACCTTCTCTTGTAGACAAGGTTAGTTGCTTCGGAAAGCGTAGGCATTTTTGTTTTCATGGTGACTCTTTAATAAAGGTTAGCTTGGCATTAGATCATCAACTCTTTTGATCTCAGGAAGTTTAGCAAACTCTATGAGATCAGGGATTGTATATTCTCTTGTTGAATATCTTTTCCCACAGTCAAGGCATACCCTATACCGCTTGGTATAAGGTATGTTTGCTTTGTTTTTATTGATCGGGTTAGGTTTACCCGATCTGTTTCTAGTCTGCAAGTTCTTTGTATTAAGACTGCGACATTCTTT